CTATTTCTTCACTGCTACTCCTAAGCATAGTCTTACTTTTTCCAAACCTGGGATGAACTGGGGCAATGTTTATGGTCAGGTTCTGTGCAATGTTCCTGCACCTGAACTAGTTGATGGTGGGTTCATTCTGCCACCCAAAGTTGTAGTCAAGTCTCTTCCTATGGTTAAAGGTAGGAAGGTAATGTGTGCTGAGGATGCAGACAATCTGCTGGAGACTATTGATGACAATGGTATCAGCAAGACTTTGATCTGTGCTCGCACCACTAAGCAAATCGTCAATCTCATCACTCACTCTAACTTCTGTGCAGAACTTGCTCAGCGTGGTTATTCTTGGATGACAATTACATCCAAGACTGGTGCAATCGTTGATGGTAAGAAAGTCAATCGTGAGCAATTCTTTGAGACGCTTAATGCTTGGGGTAAGGATAGCAGCAAGAAGTTTGTTGTGATTCACCACAGTATTCTGTCTGAAGGTATCAACGTCAATGGACTGGAAGCTGTTATCTTCATGCGTAACATGGATTACATTGGTATCTCTCAAAGTATCGGACGTGTTATTCGTTTGGGTGACAAGTCTAAGACGTTTGGTTTGGTTTGTGTGCCAACTTATGACTCAGTTGGTATCAGCACTGCCCGCAAAGTTCAGGCAGTTGTTGATGTCGTCTTCAATCAAGGTTTGCCAGCAGTGTCTGAGATTAAGCGATGAAAGTAACCGAACACAATATGGATGCTGACTGGAAAGTAGAAGAACTTGATGCCTTGATGGAACTTGTAAAAAGGGAAATCAAAGACACCGATGATAAATCCATTCAAATGTTTTATGCTAAAATCTACGGCAAACTGATGGGAATGAAGTGATGAAAAACTCTAAGAACTGGAAAGCTTACTGCCAAACTACATACAACTCCCTTCGTGCCAATATAGACAACTGGGGTGATCCTGATTTCTTCCGTCCCATCACACGTTTGTATTACATTGGTGTGTTTGATTGTGGCACTTCCAATCATATGGGTTTGATTAGCTATGAAGCACTACACAATCCCAAAGAGCGCACAAAAGATCATTGTTTGTCCCCTCAATTCATTGGTCGGATGATTATGGACAACCCAGACAAATATCTGGATGATTATGACATCTTTGAGAACTTGTTTTGGTTGTCTTGCTCACTGATTACTGTTACTAAAGATGAGAACAGGCGTCTAAGTATGCTGACTGAGAATGATGGAATTGACTACAAAGTTCACGTTCCAACTAATCTCAAGTATCAGCACCTGGGTATCAAACTGTATCAGAAAAAAGGATCTAGTTGGAAAACTGCTGTAGAATACGATGACAACATCATCCCTGCACCTTCTGATCTCCTAGAATATGAAAAGAAGTTCCTAGTATGAAAATCACCGAACACAATAGTTCAATTCTAGATCCCAAATCTGTGGATATGGGTTTTACTGTAGGGAAATATGATGATCCCTTGATGTATGCTGCTGTTCCCATTATTGGTAGTGATACTCAACTGATGATCATTCACCAAGGAAAGCAACTGAAAATATGTCGCAATCGTAAGTCGGCATTGAACTTTATTGAGAAGCATCGCAAGGGTAAATCAGTAGCAAAGCTTCCTATCAAATAATCTTACTCACCTCTAAAGTGTCCCTGTAGTGTAAGGGACAACCACGTTCCACAATTCATCACAAATGCAAGACAAAATCGCACAGGTTAAGACTTTCGTGAATGAGAATGTTTCTAATGAACTTCTCAAGAACATTGGAATCTCAACTGCTATTCTGTTTGTCGTGATTGTTGCACAACTTCTAATCCACGAAGTTGTTGCAGTTGTTGATGCAATTCCTGTTTTCAATGGTGTTATGGAACTTGTAGGATTGGTTACTTTGATTAACTTCTCCCGCAATAATCTGATGACTCCAGAACAACGAACTGCACTTGCTGATAAAGTGAAAACAACTTACAACAATGTGACTGAGTGAGGGGTTTATCCCCTTTTTTTGTGCTGAATTAAAGTTACTCACCTCTAAAGCGTACCAGTAGTATGAAGAACACCCATCTCGAACATCCAGAAGATTCTATCCTGACGGGCGATCTATCAGTTCTTGACTGGTTCGCTGAGCAAGATAGCATTATCAGCACCAAGATGGATGGTGCTCCTGCTATTGTTTGGGGCACTAATCCTGCAAACAATAAGTTCTTTGTAGGCACCAAATCTGTCTTCAACAAAGTAAAGATTAAGATTGCACACAATCATGAAGAAATTGATGCGTTCTATGAAGGTAAAGTTGCGCGTATTCTTCACGCTGCTTTTGATTGTCTTCCTCGCACAAAGTCTATCATTCAAGGTGATTTTATTGGGTTTGGTGGTAGCGATACTTATCGTCCCAACACGATTACTTACGTCTTTCCTGAAATAATCAATCAGGATGTTATCATCGCACCCCACACAATCTATGGTGGTGGTGATGACCTGCGGGATGTATCTGCTGCCCCTTTGAATAGCAAACTGATTAGCACTAAAAAGTGTTTGTTTGTGCAACCTGATGTAGAACTGCATCCTTATCGGGAAGATTTGGGTGATGTGTGTAAGTTTGCCAAGCAAATGGCAATGCTATGTGAGTTTGTGTCTGAACGCAAAGCAACAGAAATCAAAAAAGCAATCAACGAGTGCATCCGTGAAGGTTATGAGGTTGACGAGGATGAAATTGCAGAAAAATGTGATTGTGATGTGAATGTCCTGCGATTGTGGAAGTTGGTTGCATCTATCAAGGATGATTTGTTCTGCTTCATTCAAGAAACCGATGATATTGGTTGTCTGATTGGTGAAGAAGTTACCCTGCACGAAGGTTACTGCATCCACAACAAATATGGATTCTTCAAGGTAGTTGATAGGTATGAGTTTTCCCGTGCAAACTTTACCATCGCCAAGAATTGGGGTTAATTAAAGTTACTCACCTCCAAAGTGTACCAGTAGTATAAGCACCAAACAAATGAACTTCACCGAAATGAAGAAAAGCACCCGCGTTGGTGTTAGTGGAAAGAACATTCGTTGCCCTCATTGTGGTAATGTTACGCGAGTTTATCACCTGTCTTGGTGTGCATTACAGTGCCAAGGATGTGATAAGATGGTTGATAAGTATGAGTTTGAAATTGAGACTAAAGTAGCAGCAAAGCGAACAAAAGTTAATTTGAAGAGAAGCGAATGGCAGTGCTATCTTGACACGCCTGACGAAGTTATTGAAAAAGTGAATAAGTTCTTCACATATGTTCTGCCCAAATGTGATACTCCTGTGCTAGCACAAACTGTAATGTATGAATTTCTTGATAGGTATGTGGAATGGGGATTTCTTGACAGTGAGTGTTGCCAAGTTGCTACAGATACCATCAATAAGTATTTCAAATCAAATATTAACCGCTGGCAGTGTATGAATGAGGCAGTGATTAGGGGTTGATTAAAGTTACTCACCTCCAAAGTGTATCAGTAGTATGAATGACACACAGACGATGGACCGAGTAGAAATCAACCGTTCTATCATGGAGATTAACTTCAAGAAAGAAAAGTTACAGCGTCAGATTGATGCTATGAACGCACAAATTCAACATCTTGTCGCTATGCGCGAAATGATACAATTCCAAGAAACGCCCCTTTTTGATGAAATGTTCGGAGGTTGATTGAAATGACTACCACTACTTTCGCTGATTACGCTGCACAACAAGAAGCAAGACAGAATATTGCTAATGCAGTTCTAGCACACACTTATGCTTTGTGTGAAGCACTTCGCCATAATTATGAACATCAATATGGTGGAAATCAAAAGTATGAGTATTATCCTGAGACTGGTAGAAAGTACCACAAAATTATTCTGGATGCAAATGGTTCTCGTTCCGTTCATGCTTTTGTAGATAAAAAGACTGGTGAAGTGTATAAGTCTGCCAGTTGGAAATCACCTGCTAAAGGTGTAAGATATGACCTGCGATTGATTAAAGATCGTGAATGGTTGCTGGAAAATGCAGACTGGGCAGGTGCCTACCTCTACGCTCGCTGATTAACACTATGGAAGACACACTTAAGGATTTGATGGTTACTAAATCGCTGCGATTGCTGCGTGATGGTTTCAAAGAACAACTTGCTGACTACATCTATTCTGATGAAAGAATGACTGATTTGCTACACGAACTTGTTAGTGAATTTGTTGATACTAACATTCCTATCATTGATGAAGATGTTCGCATTGAACTTGCGATGATGATGTTAGATACTGTAACGATTACCCCACGATAAAAGTTACTCACCTTCAAAGTGTATCAGTAGTATGAACAACACCTATTTGATTGAAGTTGACCGCATTGAACCCAATGGTGATGTGGTTACTATTACTGAACGCCGCACTTTGTGTGCCACTAAGTCTAACAAAGGTCGTGACCGTCAAATGAACAACCTTGTTAATCGTATTGCTGAGGAACTGAAATACTATCAAGTTCCCTACAAGCGTTATACTGTTTCCGTGGTTTGATTATGCCTAGTAAGGAACAACTCATTGATGCACTTTATCAGGAATATGTGTTTTTATGTCATGATGATTTCAATCCAGATGAAGACCCAACACCTGAAGAATATCTAGAAATGTTGAAAGAAATGAGTTATGATGAATTGATTGAAGAAACCTGCACTGATGATACCTATCACCTGGATGAGTTTATGAGTGCCTGGTCATGAAATGGGATGTTAAATTATATGTTGGTGGAAAAGTATTCACCGAACAAGTACAAGCAGTCAACTATCAGGATGCAAAGGAAACAGCGATTGCGCGTAATCCTAAGGCAAAAGTAATCGGTGTCAACCCAACATTCAAGTGAATTAAAGTTACTCACCTTGAAAGTGTATCTGTAGTATAAGCACACCGATTTGAAATGCAACTGACTTCTAAAGATGCTTGGATGGTGGTTGATTTCTATCCCGTTAAGTATGCGGATGGAACTATCAGCAACCGTCACATGTTGAAGATTGTTACTTTTGCTAACGCACAACAATCCAAGCGTTATATCAACAAGAAAGATATGCAACGCGAGGTTGATTCCCGTGTGTTAGGTTATGGTTATCAAGTGACTGCATTTAACACCGATGCACAACTGTTCAATTCTGCACTTGCCTGCTGCTGCTAATGATTTCCCTACCTAATCCTACTGCAAAAAAAGTAATGACTACCGAACAACTTAATCAACTGATTATCTACACTACTGATGATTTGAAGCGTGCTTATTCTATAGATGACGAAGGCACCTTGTATTATACACGAATCAATAAGTTTGGTGTTATGAAATTAGATGATTGGGACTTTGTTGATGTAGATGAAATGGATGAAGAACTGACAGAAATACAAAACAAACTGATTGCGATGAATAAAGTCAACGGCACCTATTTTGCATTGAATTAAAGTTACTCACCTCCAAAGTGTATCAGTAGTATGACTAAGACTGAAATGACTGAAATCCTTGAAACCCTTCCCCAATTCATTCAGGAAATGGATGCTGATTGGTGCATGATTTATGACTTTATCGAAGCACAAGTTGGACATTTGACTGATGCTGAATGGGATGAAGTTGCAAAGGTTTATGAATCCTTCAACAACGATTACCGCTACTGATTAACAACAACAATGAACAAGAATCCTTATGTCCAAACCCTAATTGAGATGGGTTATGATGAAGCAGATTGTAGAATGGTTGCATCTGCTGGTGTGAAAAAGACTTTCCCGCTTAACATTCATGGTCGTATCTTTAACACACAAGAAGAATACGATGATGCAGTTCGGGATTATATCAACGGACTGTAGCAATTAAAGTTACTCACCTCCAAAGTGTATCAGTAGTATGATGAACAACTTCACTTCTCCCGATACTGGCAAAGTTTATACTATTGTCACTACTATCTCCGAACGTGGTGCATGGGATAATAACGGAAACTATGCACCCATTCCTGTCACCCAGCATAGCATCTATGATGGTGATAAGATGGTACAATTTGCCTTTGATGAACAACATATTGCAACACAGGTAAAGCATTACGAAATGCCTGGATTTGATGACCCTAACAACATTATGTCATCACGATTTGATTGAATTAAAGTTACTCACTATCGTGAGCAATTAAAATTACTCACCTCTAAAGTGTTCTAGTAGTATAGAGGTTCAGACTTCTCTCCCCGATTGCTTCTCCTAAAAGGACTTCTCTACGGGTATTGCTTCTCTGACCTAAAACCTTTTCTCTTTTCTTCAAATGCGTAAGATTGAACAGCAAATGAACAATGCTATCACTAACAATCTGAATTGGAAATGTGATAACACTGCTGTAGTCTTCAATCCTGAAACTAATGAATCTACTGTATTTCTTCATAACAATAAGATTGCAGTAGTAGGTGAAGATTTTGTTCAAATCTTTGATGGTGGTTATCAATCAAATACCA